CTTTCTTGCTGCTCATCATCGCTCCTTGTAAAGCGAACTACTGACCCGCCTTAGCGGGTCAGTCCGGTGTCGATGGTGATGACGGCAAAGTCCTCGACCAGGCCGGTGTACGAGCTGGTGAACTTCGGCTTGACCAGACCGAAGATCTTCGCAGTACCGATACGCGGCTTGTCCTTGTAGTCGTAGTGGTCCATCTCGTTCCACTCCGGCACGCCGATATCGGCAAAGCCCAGAGCCTGCGCACCAACAAACACCGCACGTTGGCCCAACTGGGTTTTGAAGTCGTCGTCTGCCGCGCCACCAAAACCGCCGTACACCGTATCTGCATTGGTCTTGCCACGGTTGGTAAACACATACTGGGTGGATACCACCAGCACGCCGTCGACCATCACACCATCGCTCATACCGGCAAACAACGGATTCTGGTCCTTGGCGCCCTGCCAGCCGGAACGTACGTTGGCGATGAAGTCCGCATCCAGACGCAGGTCGGCATAGCCTTGCGGCGACACAAACAGGATGTACATCTCCTTGCCACCATCCATCAGCACAGGCTTGATGTAACGGTCCTTGGCAATCGCTTTCAGGTTGACGATATCGGCATAAGTCAGAGGCCGCATCGTGTCCGTGGTGCCAAACTCACGGAACTGGCCGGTATCCGAATAGATAGCACCAGGGTCCGTCATGTAGCCGCCAGTGCCCAGGAACGTGAAGTCGGCAACACCGTCCTCCAGCACGTCCGTCGAGCCACCAATGCTCACTGCCCGCAGGCAGCGGTTCTTGGTCGGGTACCAGGCCACGTTGGCCGCAACACCGTTCGGCATATTCGGCGGCGCGAACTCGAAGTTCTTCCAGTTGTTGTCCGAATCGACAAACGTGCGCGCGGCACCGTTAAGTTTCTTGTAGAACGGGATGCCGGACAGCATGTGGAATGCCACCTGGTCCAGCGTATCCGCCGCCCAGTAGGCCAAACGGTCTCGGGCTTCTTCACGGAACGAGACCACCGTCTTCTGTTCTGCCAACTTACCGGCAGACTGCACGGCATGACGCAGGTGGTCCAATTGGATACGCTGCGTATAAGCCGCCATGGCTTCTTCGTTGCCTTCCATGACGTTGTCGCCAATCGTACCGGAGCTGCTCAGCAGGCCAGTCAGAGTCATGACGGCACCGGTCTGGCCGGTTGCCGCTTTGGTCAGCTCCGTCACGCGCTGAATAACTGCGTTCTGGCCCTTGCCAAGGTATTTGTTGATAAACGACAGACGGCGCGCTTCGCGCCAGAAATCGCGTGACCACGCGAGGTTTTGTTCAGAAGTCAGGCTAGCAAAATTGGTTGCGCCTGCCGGATAGCTCACGCCAACGGACATAGTGGTTCTCCACAGAGAAAAAGGAAATCGGGTATTAACCCGGCTACTTTTCGCTGTGGCTACCGCTCCACGCTTAGCGCATCTGACATGCCGTGTTACCGTACACGGCCGACGAGAATAGGACGGAGCCCACCGCCAAGACCGGCCTCCTGCTAGGGGACGGGTCCATCGTTTCTACGACGGGCTCCTGTTGCGATATTATCCCGGCTACTTTCAACAATCAAGCGGCGAAGTCACCGCGCAGTTCCGCACGCTTGCTCTCGGGCAATGCGTTGAACTCTTCTTCCGACATCTCCGCCACTGACTTACCTGACGCTGGCTGTGCCACGGACGAGGTACCCGCCATACTCGGCGGCTGTGCCACCGCTGCGGCGGCCTTGGTCTGTGCCGTTGCCAGGTTCACTACCGGTGCCGGGGCTGCAGGCATAGCCGGCGCGGGAGTAGCCGCGGCAGGTTTCACCAGCCCATGGCGCATGGCCACATACTCGGCGGCATCACGGATGGCCTTGCCCGGCTCGGTACCGGCACTGAGGAAACCGTTACGGTAATATTTCGCCTCTTCCAACAGGGTCTTTTCGGAGCCGGGGTCCAGCTCCGGGTACTTCTCGCCAATCTCCTTGGCCGCTACCTGGATACTGGTCCGCACCTGCTGCTCTACCGACACGGTCTCTGCTTCGGAACGGGCGAACTGTTTGCTCTGTTTCAACGCCGCCGCCGCACCGGCTTTGGCTGCGGCAATCAACGCGGTTTTGAAGTGCCCGTCCGCTTCTTCCGGTTTGTTGTCCATCAACGCATCGAACATTGCCTTACCGGACAAGTCCAGCTCGATGGCCAGCTGGTCATCGCCGGACGCCGTGGCCGCTGCCTGGCGCTGGTTCAGTTGTGCGATCTGCTCCTGTAACCGGTTACGCTCGCCCAGCACCTCGTCGAAGCGTTGCCGTGGGATCATAGGTGACCGTAGCACCGGCACAACCTCCGCCGCCGGGGCTGCTGCAACAGGCGCAGGTGCGGTAACAACCGGTGCGGCCTCAGTGGTAGCAACCGCCACCACTGGCGCAGGGGTTTCCACCACGGCAACAGCAGGTGTCACCGGGGCCGGAGGCGGTACCGCAGCAGCCGCAAGCGCCGTACCAAGGCTATCGCCCCGGTCAACAGCCTGCCCGGCCGGAACCAAGTCCGGGTCCATATCAATTACGGTTTCAGTACTCATTGTCGGTTTCCTTGTGTCAGAGGAGTCAATAGGTGTTCTTGCAGCTTGTAGTTGTGGTCAGCAGCTTGCACAGCCTGCATGTTGGCCGCTTTCAGGCGCTGCACCTGCAGGCGTACCGCGAGTTCTTCACGTTGCGTTTGTTGCTGCGACAATAGAGTTTGCATCTTGACCAACTGCTCAGTCTTCACGCCTTCCGACTTCGATAGTTTCAGCTGCATATCTGCCAGCAAATCCTGCGCTTCCGCGTCAGTCTTGCGTATCGACGCGTCGATTTCACGCAGCTGTAGTTCTTCCATCAGCTGCTGCTTGGCAATGTCATGCGGTGTGGGCTCCATGGCCCCGGCCCGCTGCTGCAGTTCTTGCGCAAGCTCATCCTTCTTGTGCAGGTTGGAATAGCGCACCATCCACCACGGTGGTATCGGCACGCCGGCTTTCTGCAAGCCGATGGCCTCGGCAAATTGGGAGTCGTTGAATACGTCGCGTGCCGGCATCGACGACACCGCCACCTCGTACACGCCAAGGGTTAGGTCGTTTACGATCTCGCCAGCGGCATTGCGCTCGTTGATGGTGATGGCTTTCGGGTCAGTGCCCGGCTCGGTAGTGATATGCAGCACGCGCTGCTCGGTATAAAACCCTTGGATAAGCTCCAACAACTTACGCGCCACAATACGGCGCGTCTCGACCATATTGTCGAACAATAACTGCAAGGGTATCTGTCCTCGCAGCTGCTTGTTCTCCAGTGCAACGCCGGATATCTCAGTCGGTGCCGCCCCGGTCATGGCCTGATTGACGCCACTGATATCGTAGATGTGTGCGTTGGCCCCGAGCGCCACTCGGTCAAGGCCAGTCGGCACTTGGTTCGGTTGTATTTTGGTGGGTATGCCAGCGTTCGGCGCGTACTCAATGACCAAACCGGTTTTGGCGCCGTTGACCTCCAGCTCCTGCGGGGACATGTTGGTCAAACTGCCGGTCGGTACAAAGTAGCCGCTGTTCGCTGTGGTGTTGACCACGTGCAAGATCTGACTCTCAGCCTTGTTCAGCTGCTCTTGCGGCGATAACAAATTGTCCACCGCGCCGAAGGTCTTACCTCGGCGAAAATAGGCAAAGTACGGGACAATCGTCAGTGTTTTATACGGCGACCACTCGTCGTGCAGCACGACATTGTCACAGGATACCGTCCAGCGGATACGTTTTGTGATCCGCGAACGCAAGAACAACCCATACTGCTGTGCAAAAGCCTGCACGCGCAGCTCATCCCAACTGTCCGGTACCGGGCTGGCATCGCCAAACTCAAGATTTACAAACTCACGCACCCGGCCAATGCGATAGACCTGCCGCTCAATGACGCGCAGTGCGGAGACCGTTTGCGCCGTCGTGGCCGAGCCGTCCTGATATATGATCGCCCGGCTCAAATCTCCGAACGTGGGCCGGTCCTCCAGTTTCAAATTGTCCATGCCAAGGACTGTGCCGTTGGTGATGTTAAACCGCAGCGCATCCGCTTTCGATTTGCCGTACAACACCTCAATATCGTCGACACTTTTCCAGCGCAGCAGACTGACCTCGTTCCATTTGGCCGGGTCGTACGAGTTCGCGAACGGGTCCGGAATTACCTCCTCCGGGTTTTCCTGCTCGATGATGATCTCGCCCTGGGTGTTCTCTTCAAAACACATGCGGATATCAAAATAGCCCCGACCGCCCATGATAAGACCGTCGAGAAATACCTGGCCTTCTTTGGTGTCGTAGGACTGGTCGCTGGTGATCTGCATGACCACCTGCGTCAACGTACTGGCCACGTCCTGGGTCGCACCATCACGCCGCGGCTTGTACTGAAACTCCGCTCGCCGCTGTGCGTACTCACCATAGATCGTGTTGATCGTCGTCAGAACTTTGTTGATGGTCAGCGCCGGCCGCTTTTCTTTTTTCAGCTTCGCCAAGTCTTCCGAACGCCACTGGTCCCCGCAGTAAAACTTGTTACAGGTCCGCGCTTGGTTCAAATAGGCCTCATGCCCGGCGTCATATGCCCGGCGAAAACCGAAATAGTTATCCTGGGCCGTGACCGCGTCAAGCGTCACTGCCGCTGGCGGAACAGGAGGTAGCGAAACACTCGCCACCTCCACTGTCAGCGTGTTGTCCATACCCTGCCTTATGAGTAGGAGAAGCCATCAGCCAGGTAAAAGCCGTCAGTGTCGTCGCTGGTGTTCACATACACCGCCCGCACATACGGGAAGATCGCTGCTGCTTTCAGCATGGCCGGTGTGTCCGCCGTCAAGGTCACCTGCGCCAACGGAAATGCGATGTCAAAGTCCTCGGTATTACTACCCTCAAGACGCAGAACCCCGGCCTCGGTGCTCTGGCAAGCGGCGTGGTAATACTGCCTCCCGCCCTGGCCTGAGACCGAGCGGGCGTCACCGGTCAGGGTGTCGTCGCCGTCAACGTCATCAGAGGAAATAACGGCGGCAGTCGGATGGCGCTCGGCGAGCGTCGCAGCGATGAAGGTTTTCAGCCAGCTGGGTGCGGACATGATGTGTTCTCCTGATCAGCCAAACGCTGTTCGGCCAGTGTGGTGGGTATCGAGCGGGCACCCATGCGCGCGGCCAGTCTGTTCAAAGCCTGTAACCGCCCCTGAGCACGTCTTTGCTGCTTGCGAAGTGTCGCCATAGCGACCCCTTAAAATTAGCGCGGCTACTATCGTAGGCGATACCGAACAGCCGCGCAAGAACTCACGCGCTCATCGCCGTCCCCGCATCCTTGCCCACCGCCAATGCCTCGACCTTATCCCGCCATGACTTTTTCGGTTTATCCTGCCGCGGCGGCTTGACCACGACTGCGGCCAACATCAGGAACATATGCGCCAGCGCATCGACCTGGTCATCGTTCTTCCCTTTCGGGAATTTCAACAGCTCTTTGACCAAATCCAGTACCCACGGGCACTCGTCCGGGTGCGGTAAGTACACTTTCCCCTGCCGCATGCGCCCGCGAAAAGTCTGTGCCCGTGTCGGCTTGTCGCGCCGCCCGGTCGGCATCTCGGTCAGGGTGAAGCTGTACTGTTTGCGCTGCTTGATCATAATGTCCAGCAGCGGGCCTATCGCCATCTGTATCTGACCAGCCTCCACGCCGACGTGCATCGTGCCGCTGTCCTTCTGCATGTCGAGCATGGCCTCGGCGATCTTGTCCGAAGGCAAATGCCCTTTCACCCGCTTGGTGATGTACATGTCATCGTTACGGGTCAGCAGCCCCTCAAAGCCCGCGGTAAAGTCCGCTGTTTGCCGCTCGCTGATGGCCAAGTCCCAGGCGTTGACCACCGCGCAGTCATCCCGGCTCGGCAGGTCGGCCCGCCGGTAATAGCGGATATCCGTTTTCTCGAAGAACACCCCGGTTTCCGGTACCGGATTCTGCTGGTACAAGGCCTCGAAGTCGTCCGGGTCGTTGAACGTGCCCTTAAGCGCCAATAAATCCGACAAGGAATAGCGTGAAGGGTGCAGCGCCTCCCCCGCTTTTCGGTGCGGCTCGTCCTCGGTCGCAATAGCCGGGTAGCGTATGACCTCCCACTGCTCCCCTGAGCCGTCCTCCATCTTTGCCTGTAACCAGCCGGCGAGGTCGTCGTCGTTCCACCGCTGCATGATCACAATTACCCCGCCGCCGGGGGCCAAACGCGTCCGCGCACTGGTCGAATACCAGTCCTTTATCCCCTCCCGCTCGGGTTTACTCGACGCCTGCTCTTTGCCACTGAACGGATCATCAATCACCAGCACATGCGCCCCATAACCGGGGATACCTTTACCAGTACCCGCCGCCATGACATCGGCCCCGTTATAGTGCTCGCCGTGCTCGTCCTTGCCGTCGGCGATTTTCCACTTGTCCACCGCCCGCGTCGACGCGTTCACTTTCGTCTTAAACAGGGTCTGGTACCACGGGCTCTCGATACGGTCGCGGATCTCCCGACTGAACTTTTCCGCCAAGCTGGCCGTATGTGAGGTGATGATAAAGCTCATCCACGGGTATT